CGGCGGCGGCCGGCGGGTTTGGGTTGCTTGGCCGGGTCTTGGCCTTTGTCGTAATAGAGCTCGAAAAAGCCGCGGTTGGGTTGTCGGTGGATCCAGGTGGCAGGGTTGACTGCGAATTCCATCGAGAGCGTTGAAAAATCGATGTCGTTTTCGGTCTGGATGTCGGAAATCGCGATTTTGGCGCGCAGTGTGAGCGGTGGGAACGTGAGGCCGCGGATTCGGATGGCGTCGGAGTTGATTGAGTCGGTGTAGTCGAGGAGCCAGGGGGGGAAACTGGGCGTGATGTTGCGGGTTCCCCGCAGAATGGGGAAATGGCGGTCCGCGGACGCCGGGGGGTCGTCGAACAGGTCGCCGGCGGTGTTGTTTATTGGGCGGCCGGCGGCGTCGCGAGTCAGGCCGATTGTTCGGGCCTCCCATTGGGACAGGTCCCAATTCGTGGGGCGTCCGAGCGGGTTGGTTTTGTCTTCGGTGGCGGTCGAATATTCGACGGTGATTTCCCAGGTCCCGGGCCCGGTCCGTGAAAACTCCGTTTTGGTGATGCGGGCGGACGAGTCGCGCGGGTGGGGTTGGCCGCGGGCCAGGTCCGGCCGCGAGCGGAGAATTGTGTTGGCGTCGTCGGCCGGGTCGGTTTCGGCGCGGAAATAGCGGGTGTAGGTCCGCGGGTTGTCCAGCGTGGACGTTTCGGCGTGGGATTCTCCGAAGGTGTAGAGCGGCATCAGTCAATTTCCCCGACGGTGAAATCTTCCAGGGCTTCGCGGGTTTTCTTGCCTTCCGTGGCGGTTGCCTGCGTGTTTTGCCTGATTTGCTTGAGTTCGGAGACGATTGGATCTTGGCGCGGCCGCAAGCTGGCCAGCACGGCTTTGAATCCCTCGAACGTCGTGGCGTTGACGAATGGGTTGGAGCCGGTTTTGGTTGCGGCGGCGGCGGTGGCGGCCAGGTTGAGGCCCGTGGTGTCGCCGGGGGCCGGTCGGCGGCGGCGTTCTGGGGTGGTTTCTTCCCGTTTGGCTGTGAGTTTGTCGAGTTCGTCTTGGGCGGCGGCGACGGCGTCCGCGGTGGCGTCGCGGGTGGCTTCGGCTTCGCGTTGCCAGGCGTCGGCGAAATTGGCGGTGAGGTCCAGGCCGGTCAGTTGGGCGAATGGTTCGGCGAGAGCGTTGACGGCCGTTTCGGCGAGGCTGACGATTTTGGCCAGAAATTGGCGCCAGAGGGTGGCGAGTCCCCCGGTCCCTTGGGTCCAGGCCAGGTCGAGGCCGGCCCACAGGATTTTTGCGGCGCGGGAGACGTCGCCGGAGGCCAGGGCGTCGGCAATGCCGCCGACGGTTTGGCCGACAGTGGCGGCCAGGGCTCCGAATGCGTCGGTGAGCGCGGCGGTGGCGGCTTGTCCGGTGGCAGTGAAGCGGGCGAGTAAGGCGATGACGGCCAGCAGCGCGGCGCCCCAGATGGCGACGGGTGACGCGAGCGCGGCCAGCAGTGGCGCGAGTGTGGTCCAGGCCGCGGCGGCGGCGGTGGTGGCAGTGCGGACGGCCGCGAGGCTGGTGGCGACGGTTTTGAGCGCGAGGCCAGTCGTCACCAGAGCCGCGCCGAAGCTTCCGACGGCGACGGCGGCGGCCGCGGCGACAGTGACGGCGGTTTGGTGTTCTCTGATCCAGGCGGCGGTTTGAGCCGTGGCGTTGGTGAGGGCGTCGATGGCGGCGGTCAGAGCCGGCGCGAGGGCCGCGCCGATTTGGTTGGTGACGCCTCCGCCGGCGGCTTTGAGGCGGTCGAAGGAATCCCCCAGAGCGGCGGCCGCGGCGACGGCCGCGCCGTCCATCGTGATTCCCAGTTGTTTGGCCTCGGCCTCGAGGTCCCCCAGTTCCGTCGCCAGGGGAATCAGTTCGGCGCCGGATTTTCCCCAGAGTTCGAGGGCGGCGGCGGTTTTGCTGGCCGGGTCGGCGATTCCGTTGAGGGCGTCGGCGATGCGGGAGAATTGTTGGTCGGCTGACAGTCCGGCGAGGTCCGCGGCGGTCAGTCCGACGGCGGCGAGGGTCTCTTCTGCTCCTTTCGAGCCGGCGGCGGCTTCTGCGGCGGCTTTCTGCGTTTTGAGCAGCGCTTTTTCGACGGCTTCGAGGCTGCTGCCGGTGCGGCCGGCGGCGTATCCCAGCACACTGAGCGCCTCGGCGTTGGCGCCGGTGCGTTGGGCAATGTCGTCCAGTTGGCTGCCGGAGGCGACAAAATTGGCGGTGGCAGCGGCGAGCGGCGCGAGAATCGCGGCGGAGGCCGTGAGGGCGACGCGGCCGGCGGCGGTGACGCGGTCCGACCAGCCAGCCAGTTTGTTTTCCCATTTGGCGAGGCTGGCCGTGAGGGGTCCGTCCGCGGCGAACAGTTCGACAAAGGCGCGGCCGGCGCGGATCCCGCTGGGGCTAGTGGCCATTGGGCAGAAAGATCCTGAGGGCGGTAATGGGGACGCGGGTTAGCGGGGGGTCGGGCCATTCGTCCGGCCAGGGATACCAGTGCCGGGGGTGCGTGTGGGTGTTGCCGGGGATGGTGGCGGCGATGATGGCGGCGAGGGTGGCGGTGTGCGTCCATTCGTCGCGGCTGCGTCGGTCGGCGGCTGCGGCGAGTTCGCGGAGGGTCCAGGGCCAGGGCTCGAGTTGAGCGCGGGCGGCGAGGATGGCGACGGCGTTCCAGGGATTTCGGTTCTCTCGAGGGTGGAGGTGGCCGTTACCAGTGCCTTCGCCCAAATCCGTCCGCTGGTGTGGAGCAGTTCTGCCAGGTCCGTCCGGCCGAGTTTCTGGAAAAAATCGACAAGTTCCTCCGTCAGCGCTTGGTAGGCGGCGGCGAGCGCCGGGCCGTCGAGGAGGCCGACAAAGTCGGTCTCGGAGAGGTTGGCGTGTTCGAGTTGCGGGGCGAGGAGGGCCCAGAGGATTTCGCCGGTGGTGTAGGGGTCAGAGCGGAGCCGGAGCGCTAGCGGGGGGTCGCCGGCGTCCAGTGCGAGCAGGTCCCAGCCGGCGGCGCGCACGCGGCGCAGTTCCCCCAGCGTGAGGTTGATTTGAAACGTGTGGGCGCCGGCGGAAAAGCTGTGCATTAGGTGACGGTCATCCAAACGGGCGGGTTGGTCACGTTGAATCCGGGTTTGGCCGTGATGGAATAGGTGACGGCCTCGCGGAGGTTTTCGTTGCGGGTAAATCCGATGATTTCCCAGAGGGCGCGGAGGCCTTGGGCGCCGGAGGCGTTGGCGGCTCCGTCGAGTACCGCCAGGTCGATTTGAGTGCCGTTGAGCCAGGCATCTCGTAAGGCGGTAAAATCGGCGTTGGTGTTGTCGGCGGCCATTTCGAAAGACAATTCGGCCTCCTTGATGGTGCCGCGCGTCTGCGCCCATCCGCCGGAGCCGCGGGTCGTGACGTCGGTTTCGGCCTTGCTGAGGTTGAGCGTGGCGTCTTTGACCAGTTCGAGCGCGTTCCAGGTCGGGGCGGCGTAGGTCTGCGCCGTGTTGCGGCTGATCACACAATCGAGGGCCAGGCGGGTCATTTGAGGACGTCTTTCCAGAGTGGGGGCAGTTTGGACAGGTTGGCCGCGAGGGCCGGGCCCATGTACGGCCGCGGTTCAATCCGGCGGGCCTCGAGGGCGTCGCGGCGTTGGCGGTAGAAGGTTCCGCCGGCTTCAAGAGTCAGCGTCGGGGGCGTCGGTCCGTCTGGTGATTTGCGGCCGGCAAACAAGGCCGGGCCGACGACAACGGAGGACGTTGAGCGGTCGTAGCCGAAAAACAGCAGTTTTTTGAGTGGTCCGGTTTGGTTGGTCGGTGGCTGGCCGGGAGTGGAGGGCGTCTTGCGCCGGCGGATTGAGTTACGGGCGGTCCGGCGAATGAAGGCGCCACCGCGGGCGAGGGCGACGCGGCGCGATGGGTCGAGCGCGGTCAGTACCGCGGCGGAGTCGAAAAAGCTGGCGGTTTGCAGGCGGAGCATTGGGTCAGCGTGAATAGGTCAGCCGGGCGACAAAAAACCAGGCGCCGCGGGCGAGCGGGTCGGCGTCGGCGAGGGCGAGGTTGTCGCGGGCCGTTTGGGTCCAGGTGAGTCCGGAGGCGTCGGTCAGGGTGCGGGCCTGGGTGATCAGTTCTTCGGCCAGGTCGAGCAGTGGGTCGATTGTGGCCGGGTCGACGTTGGCGACGGCGGCGACGATGGCCAGGTCGATTGAGATTTGACGGTCGTAGGTCGAGCGCGTTTCGATGGTCTCGAGGTCGTCCGCCGGAATGATCAGCGCGGCGGGGATTGTGGGGAGTTGTTCCCGGGCAAAAGTGGGCGGCCGCCAGTAGCGGGCGGCGGTCAGGGTCGGCGGGTTGGCGGTGGCCTGCGGTAGCGCGGCGAGTCGAGCCGTGAGGGCGGCGGCGATGAGCCGGGCGGGGTGTTGCGCGGGCATTTTAGGCGGTGCGGGTGGTGTGAATTCGGAGGTGGGTGGCGGCGTTGTCCGACGGCGTCCAGGTGCGGCCGGTGGCCGGGTCGGGTGTTACCCGGTAGGTTTCCGTTCCGCGGCTGGTGGCGTGGTCGATTTCGTCTCCCTCGAGCGGCGTGAGTGGCTGGCCGTTGGCGGTCAGGTCGTTCCCCCGGATGATCCAGGTGGGAGCTAGGGGGGCCAAACTGGCCGGGTCTGCGGTGTCTGGTGTGGTGACGCGTTGGCCGCGCGTGGCCGTGAGGGAGATTGAGGTTCCCCCGCGGCGGTAGGTGATCTGCCGGCCGAGTGCGGCGCGGCCGGCAGATAAGAACGGCTCGAGGTTGAGCGGCATTAGAAGACGAGCGCAGCCGTGGCGTTGGCCGCGCTGGCGTTGCCGGCGGCGGAGTTCGTGGCGGTGAAGCCGATATAGCGGGGGCAATTGGTTGGCAGTCCGACGCGTTTTGAGGCCGCGGCGGCGCCGGTTCCGCCGGCTCCGGTCTGTACGAGCACACTGCCGGCAATGGTGACGGGGTTGGACAGGTCGGCGGCGGTCGAGCCGATTACCGAATAGGTGATTGTGGCGCCGTTCCCGAGTTGGCCGGTGGTCAGGGCGGGCGCTGAGATTTCCAGTTCGGTGTGCGCCGTCAGGTCGCCGCGGGTGCTGTTGCGGGTGTCGAGGCTGGTGCTGGTGACGGTGGCGGCGCCGTTGGGCAGGGCGCGGGTGAGCGACAGGGCAGCGTCGCGGGCGGTCATGGTCATTTGCGGGGTTCCGTTGGGGTGCAAAGAGTTGGAAGTCGGCTGGCGGCTGGGGTTCGGGCCTCAAAACACAGCGGCGGCCTACAGGGCGAGTTTTTCGGTGTCGAGGATGGAATCGGTGGGATACAGGGGGATTCCGAATGATTCCGTGGGGATGGGGGCCGGGGCTCCCGTGGCGTTGGTGGCGGTGCGGCTGCGTTGGAGTTGATTCAGCGAGCGCCTCGAGAGGAACAGGGCGTCGGGGGGGCGGCCTACGGGAAATTTTGCGAGCAGGTCGGAAATGAGTCCGTCGGTGAGTCCCTTCCCGTTGTCGGTCGTCAGTTTTTTGATTCGGCCGACGGCGTAGCGTTCGCCGACCATCAGGCCGGGCCGGGACAGGATTTCTTGCCGGTAGGCGGTGTAGGGGTTGCCGGCGCCGTCGGTGACGCGGACGGTGGCAACTTCGGAGAGCGCCAATTCGCCTCCGTTCCCCCAGAGCCATTGGACTCCCTGGCCTCCCCAGCGAACGGCCCACACACTCGAGGCGACGTCGTCAGTCGTGCCGCCGGCGTCGACGGTGAGAGCCGAGTCCAAAAAGTCGAGGAGTCCCGGGTGGCCTTTGGCCTGGCCGCCGGTGGCTTTGTTCCCGTAGTAGAATTGGCTGCCGAGCGTGACCATTGCGGCCTCCATCGCTCCGAGCGCCTCATTGGCCATTGCGGCGGCCGCGCCGTCTTCGTGGGAATCGGCAACGGCTTTGTCGTATTCCCAGTAGGGATTGAGGATGTGACACGAGTAGAGGCGGTTTTCCCATTGGCTGAGGGAGGCGTTGCCGCCTTCGTTGGCGTTGCGGAAATTGGCCGTGGGGAGGTTGGAGCGGACCAGCGTGCGGAAATTGATTCCGGTGATGGTGCGGGCGGCTCCGAATTCAATCTCCGGGTGGGCTTTGATGACGTCTTCGATGATGCCGACGACGGCGTCGGAGCCGTTTTGAATCGCGATATTGAGCAGCGTGGACACAGGGGGCCTCTATTCGGAAGGGGGAGGAAGTGGTTGGCGTTTTGGGGCGTGGCGGTTGTCAGCGTTTCTGGAATTGCGTCGACAGGGCGGCGACCAGTCGGGCGCGGCCGTGGAGCGCGGGCGGCGGGGCGGCCGGGGGTGAGGCGGTGGCGAGCGGGGTCGTTCCGCGGGCGGATTTGAGCGCGGCGAGTTCGGCGGTGAGGGCTGCGGTGTGACGGTCGGCTGCCTCCTGGGGCGTGAGGCCGTCGGCCCAGTATTCGAGGCCGGCGGCTCCCCACCTGCGGCGGAATTCGCGGGCCTCGGCGCGGGCGTCGTCCGTGACAGAGCCGGGCGGGGCAATGTCTGCGGCGGGCTGTTCCGCGGGGTTGGGGTGGGAGGGCGTTTCAGTTGCGGCAGGGTTGGGCATGGGTTCGGGGATCGGGTCGGGGATTGGGTCGGGAATCGGGTCGGGAATTTGGTTGGGCAGCGGTTGATTCGGTTGGGAGAGGCTGAGTTGGTTGCGGCGCAGCCAGGCGGCAAAGAATTTGCGAGCGCGGGCCAGGTCGATTCCGGGCGGAGGCGTGGACGGCGTTTGGTTGGTGCGTCCGGTGATGTACGCGGTAGTCGTCTCCCAGTTGATGGGGTTGGCGGAGAACATACCGTCGGGGTTGGCGGCGGGTTCGTCGACGATGTCCGCGGCGTGGAGCCGGCGGAGCCGCGCGTGGGGCAGGTTGTTGGTGTTGTCGGGGTCCGGCGACACGAAAAACGGGTTGGAATTGTCGGTCAGAAAAGCGTTTTCGGCTTCGGGGTCGTGCGTAAAGCTGATCGAAACGCCAAAGAGGGTGGGGTCCTCGTCGGCCAGGTCGAGCAGGTAGCCGGGCAAATCTCCCTCGGGGGCCCGGGTGGCGGCGTCGAGGAAATGGATGTCGGCGCGGACGGTGTCTCCCTCGAGAAATGCGTCGGTGACGCGGCCGACGGCGCGGCCGAGTCCGTCGTTGCAGTAGTTGGGATGCGACCAGCGTGACTTGATTCCCTCGGGTCGGGCGTTGATGGCATCGACGACACTGGCCAGAAAACTGGCGTCGATCCACAGGCCGTGGCCAGACGCCTCTCCGCGGGTGACGATGGCGGCGCCTCGAATCCATCCGGCTCCGTAGCGGCCTCCGCGGTTGGGTTGGCCGGCCTCGGCGGTGGCCGTGGTCGTGGCGGGTCCGTCGGAGGGTTGCCAGTCGTCGTCGTGGTAGGAGAGGCCGCGGGCGGGGTCTGTTTGGAAGCGGGTCATTGTGCGGCGTCCGTGGTGGTGGTGTCGGTGGGCGTCTGGTATCCGATTTGGGCGGAGAGGCCGGCGGCGGTGAGTTCGTCCCGTTCCCGGGCCAGTTCGGTCACGATTTCGGACCAGTCCTGTCCCTGGGCGGCGAGAATGCGGGTCCGGCTTGTCAGTTGCGCTTGGAGTGCGAGCGTGTCGGCTTGGACTTCGCGAAGCGGGTCAATCCAGGGGACTCCGTTGGGGATCCATCGCCAGGGGCGGGCGGTCAGGTCGAGTGGTGGCAGGGCTCCGGCCGTGATCCATTGTTCGAGTTTCCATTGGGTGATTCTGTGCAAGAGTGCGAGCGTGGCGCGCCTCTTTTGGCTGGCGGACAGGTCGTATTGAATCCAGGCCTGCCGCGCGCCGCTGAAATTGGTGAAGTTTTCGGAGTGGAACGAAAAGGGAATGTCCAGGGCCTTCAGAGCCGACGCGGTGACGGCGGAAAACCAGCTTTGAAACTCTCCGGCCGGGGATTTGCTCTCGAGGATTTCGGCTTTGTCGCCGGCGTCTAAGTCGAGTTGGTACGGGCCTCGAGAAAAGTCGACGGCCAGGGCGTCTCCGTCGTCGGTGGTGGCGGGCGCGAGCGGGTCGGAGGAATTGCGGTACAGGGCCAGTCCGAAGAGTTGGCCGATTTTCATTTTGGCGAGCGAATAGGCTTTGGCGTCGGCCAGGTCGCGGAGGTCGGTCAGCGCGGCTGCAAATGGGGAGATACCGCGGGTGGAGTCAAAACGCCAGAAATAGGCGTGCAGGTGGAGGTCCTGGGCGTCGACGATGCGGTCGAACGTCCATCCTTGGGCGCCGGGGGCCCGGTCGTTGGGCGTGGAGCGTTTGCAGATTGCGTAAGCCAGGGGTTTGCCGGCGGAGTCGGTGGCGACTCCGTGCGACCAGATGGCGAGGCCGGTTTGATTGGGCGGAATTCCGCCGGGCGGCGTTCGGATCCGGTCGGATTCAATGGCTTGGAGCCGGCCGTCGGTGAGAAACACAATACCGACGTCTCCGTCGATGGTGCGATGTGCTTCTGCGAGGCGAAT